CATAGGGACTGATTTACCACGCAGGTTCCAGATATCAATATTCTGCAGATTATCCGGTGTAAAGCCCATTGCTTCGTATACATCCTTAAAACGGTGCAGACAGCTCGCCCGGTCAAGCTCCAGGTTGACGTACATGACCCGTCCCTGCGCACAGTGCCACTGCAGCCACTTCTTTCCTTCTGCTATGGCTATACACAGCTCGATCTGCAGGAATGACTTACCTGCCTTAGACGGACCGGAAATAAGCATTTTATGCCCTTTTCTTAAGATTCCATCAATCAGACACGGTGACAGCTCCGGCAGATTATCCCATACACTTTCCAGCCCTTCCGGCTCCGGCAGATCATCGTTGACACCCTCAATCCACTCGTACCATTCATTCCAAGACTGTTTTCCGATGTTAGTATCTACGATGAACTGTTTCTTTTCACCACGCTGCACTCCTGGCATTCTGGAAAGTCTCGATGGATTCCGGTTCTGTGTATCCACGTCGATTCCGTTTTTCTGGCAGACTTCATACAGATAATCAACCCGTTTTCGATACTCGTTGTAATCTGCCGCATCTACCCGCACAATAGCATGCAGGCTCTTTTTTCCGGAATATACCAGGCAGGCGATCGGAAGTTCTAGCTCCCGCAGGATAGCATTCTGCTGTTCCAGCTCCATATGATCTGACTCTACTAAAGCATACCGGTATTCTGTTACATTTTCATTTTTACAGCCGTTTCCGTCCAACGGATTGAAGCGGATCCACGCCCCGGCTTCCGGATTGTAGTCACCAAGTACTGCGCCAATGTCCCCTTTACAGTCGTTCAGCAATTCAATCAACTGTCCGGCAGTACGGTCCCAGCTGCCTTTTTGTGGCAGCCAGCGCGTACCTTTTTCATCTGTCTTTTCCCAGCTTCCAGTGACGTATCCTACGTTTTCTCCTGCTTCAAACAGTGTTTCCAGATACGTGATCAGCTGCTCCGCCGGATTCCAGTTGGAAGGCTCCTGTATCTCTTTCCCTTCCAGCCAGTTTTTATCCACAACAACACGATCACTGTCCACCGCGATACTGTCGTTCCAATCCAGTTCATGGCCCTTCTCCGGAACCCATCCATGATCCAGGGCAAGCTGTACGATCGTGCCGCCGGTTACCGGTGAGGATGAGCCGGAAAAGGTTCTCCATTTTTTCTCACATTCATTTGCATGATATCTGCCGTAATCTTTCTGGCTCCAGGCATCCCATACAGATACCGGATACCCTTCCTGTTTCAGAGCCATCCCGACAGAACACCATTCCTGATAAGTAAGCTCAGATGGATTGATATGTTCTATAATTTCTGTAAGGCTCGTCCTCTGTTCCATACTCTTTAAGCTCCTTTATATTCTCTCGGGTTGATATCCATTGGAATCCGCCAGCCATTCGCTGCGATCCTGTCGATCAGATTCTTTGCTGTTTCAAACTGCCAAGTTCCTACATGCTCAAATCCCCTGCTTTCCAGAAAACGGATCTGTTTTGGTGTCGTCAGCCCCTCCGTGCGTCTTTTACTCAATCGATCCAAGAGCTTTTCTGCTTTTCCTGCATTCTCGATTTCATCCGGCATAATGCCCAGCTTTTCCAGTGTCTTTTTCTGCTTCTCAGATGGCGGTCCCATTTCCCACCCAAAAGAGGGAACATAGCTGGACAGGTCTTCCGCCTGGATGGACATCTCAAACTGCAGCGGATCCACCAGTTTCTTTTTACGCTTTTTCATTTCTGCAAGCTGCTTTGCTAAAGCTTCTTCTCTTTGTGCTACGACATCCTCAGATGCTTTCTGTTCTGCTTCTTCTAAGTCAACCGGCATGCCTGCTTCTTTTTCCAGATTTTCTGTCATCTGCTGGGCTACTTCTTCATTTTCGCAGATCAGGCTCGCCGGATGGCACAGCTCATGCCGCTCTGTGTGCCACAAAAAATCAAGCAACAGTAGATGGTCTTTTCCTGTTTCCGGGGACAATCGGGTACCGCGCCCCACCATCTGACAATACAGGCTCCGCACCTTGGTTGGTCTGAGAACCACAATACAATTCACAGACGGGCAATCCCAGCCCTCTGTCAGGAGCATCGAATTGCACAGCACGTTATACTTCCCGGCATCAAAATCTTTCAGAATTTCAGCTCTGTCCTGGCTGTCTCCATTTACTTCTGCCGCCCTAAATCCATACTGATTCAGCAAATCACGGAATTTCTGGCTGGTCTTTACCAGCGGAAGGAACACCACCGTTTTTTTATCCCGGCAGTATTTCTGCATTTCTTCCGCAATGCCCTGCAGATACGGATCCAAGGCGGTGCCGATTTCGCTTGCTTTAAAGTCTCCGGCCTGTACCGATACACTACTCATATCAATTTTAAGCGGAATAGTCAGCGCCTTGATCGGGGACAGATACCCTTCTTTGATTGCTTTCGGAAGTGTATATTCATAGGCCAGTGACTCAAAATAGGCTCCGAGATTCCGCATATCACCGCGATCTGGCGTTGCTGTTACGCCTAATATATGTGCATGCGGGAAATGCTGCAGCACACGCTGATAGCTGTCCGAAATACAGTGATGAGCTTCGTCAATGATGATCGTGTTAAAATAAAAGGGATCGAAACTGTTCAGACGTTTTTCTCTCATCAGTGTCTGCACAGAACCAACTACTACGCGGAACCAGCTCCCCTGGCAGGAACTCTCTGCCTTTTCAAGCGCACAGCCAAGACCGGTTGTCTTCATCAGTTTATCTGCAGCCTGTTCCAGCAGCTCCCCTCTGTGTGCCAGGATCAGAACACGGTCTCCCTGCCGGACACACTCTTCTGTTACTTTGGCAAAGACTACCGTCTTTCCACATCCAGTAGGAAGGACCAGCAGGGTTTTTGATACCCCGCTGTCCCACTGTTCAAAAATAGCTTCCTTTGCTTCTTTCTGATACGGTCTCAGTTCCATTTAAAATCTCCCTGGTGTAAATGCTGGCTTATCCGAGTCTTTCGGATACAGCTTTTCGATGTAATTGAACTTTTTACTTGGATCTTTGATTCCCGGTTTCACGCCGATTTTCGCTCTTGCCGTTTTTCCCGGAAGTGCATTCCAGTCCATTCTGAGCTCTTCGCCCTCTTTTTTCAGGCCAACACCACGGAACAGCTCTGACAGCTTCCATTCCAGACTGCTATGTAAGATATAGTTCTCGCGAATTGTAATCTCACGGTCTGATCCGTGTACAATAAAGTACACGACTGCCATATTGCATGGCGGGAGCTTTCCTTCTCCTTTGGATCTGCTGCGGTCATATTTCTCGATGGTTACGTTGTAATCCCCCTCCGGGATTGGATCAAAGTTCTGGGAATCCTGTTTAATAGAATCATCCCATCCAAGTTCTCTTCCTTCTACTGACATAATCGTTTTCCTCCTTAATTAAATGGAATTTCCTGTTTTTCTTTCATTTCTTTGATTGCAGCATAGACCTGGTCCCAGCAGGCTACCAGAAGCCCCTCGATAATGCCAGGATTTACGACATCGTAATCTTTGATCTTCGTGCCGACAGGAACATACCCTTTCGCTTCTACGACGTTCTCCACGTCCCATTCATCTACGTGATAAGTTTCCATCAGATCTCGCAGCGCCTTCGGGATTTCCGGATCCAGACTGCTCTCCCCAGCAGGATCCGGCGCTTTAGGCGGCTCATCCAGTGGAAGATTCATCTGTTCCCCAGTTACTTCTTCTGGCGTTGTCGGCTTCGGAGCTTCCGGAACGGGCTCAGTAGCTGACGCCGTTTTAGGTGCTTCTGCAGCTTTGTACGGTTTCATATCTGCGGAAGCTTTTCCCTGTTCTATAATGCTCTGAATGACTTTGTAGTCAAACGGAACCTCATCCGGCAGACCGAAACGGTTCTTTGCATCCCAGCAGGCGTTGTGTGACGTGTACATGACACGCTCACCGCCCTGCGCTTTCCTCTTCTTTCCCTTGTCATCAACTGCAATGGAAAACGTTTTGTAGTTGGCAAACAGCAGCATGTCCGCCCATTCCTTGATCAGCGGCGATGTCTGGGATGTTGTTTTCTTTCCAAGCTTCAGCTCCCATCGGTCATAAGCTCCCAGCTCATCCGGCTGTTCAAATTTTTTAATCTGCGCATGTGCTGTAAGAACCACGTTGACGCCCGCTTCTACAACTTCTGAAAGCCGATTCAGGAACCGGCCAATCTCCTCTTTTACATAGGTATAGCCGTTTCCATACCCGAAATCCTCGATTCCAGACTTCCGATGCTTATCGCAGATAAACTGGATGCACATAGACTCAGCCCAGTCGATCGTGTCAACCACAAGCGTTTTACACACGTCCGGATGCGTCCGGATGTAGTCCACCTGGTCAAGAAGATTCTGCCAGCTTGTAGCTTTTGGCAACCGGGCAACATCCATTGAGTTCGTGCTACCCTCAGTGTCAATGAACACCGGATCCGGGAATTTACTGGCAAACGTAGATTTTCCAATTCCTTCCGGACCATAAACCACAACTTTTTTTGCACAGGGAATTACACCTTTGATAATTTCCATTAAAATACACCTGCCTTCCATGATTTCTGCTGTGGCTGTTCAGCCTGCGCTTGTCCAACCACATAACCGTCTTCGATAATGATGCTGCATTCATCACCGGTACTAACCCTTGTAGCGATTGCCTGCAGCCCCTCGCCCTCCAGCCAGGAACCAAACTCCTGCAGTGTCTGCAGATCCATCTGTTCCAGTTTATCCAGGAGAACAAAGCCACACTCCGGATTCAATTTCCGAACAATTGCAGTAGATACCATCAGCCTCTCAGAGCCGGACATGTTGTCCCATTTCTGCCCTTTATACACCAGCTCACCTTCCTTTACCGACAGTTCCGGAAGTGGCAGCTCTGCAGACGAAAGCAGATTTGCTTTTTTCTCCCTGATAGCATTAATTTTCTCCGAAAGCTGATCATACTGACGGCGGTATTCTTTTGCATCATCCTCAGCCTTCTCCTTATCCAAATTTGCGCGTACCATCCGATTGATCTCCTCGATATTGGAAATGCTGTCTTCCAGATCCTTGGTAGACTGATCTACCAGATCGGCAGCTGATTTTTCAGCAATTTCCAGATCCTTTACCAATTGCAGATGATGCTGTTTTGCTGCTTCCAGCTGATCAGACAATCGCTTTACCTCTTCATAAGCGCGTTTTACCTCTTCCCGGATCTTTCCTGCCTGTTCTCTTTTCCTTTGATTTTCTCCATTCTGAGCAAGAATGTCCTGCTGCTGCCGGATCAGCGCAGATGGTGAGACCAGATCTTTGGGTGCTTCCGGGTAATATGGCTGTTCTTTGGCGAACTTTTCTTTCTGATCCGCAGTCCGGCCGATGTACAGCCGATCCTGATACAGCTCTTTTTCTTCTTTCTCTAACTCCGCCAACTGGTTACCAACGCCGATGATCTGCAGCAAAGTCTGTGCTTTTTCCTTCCCGGAGCTCTCCATGAACTTCGGAAGATTCAATGCCAGAGACTCGACAAAAGTGTTCAACAACGACTGTCCGGCCTTCTGACCGCTTGGATCCGTTACCTTCAACGCACTGTTCTTGCCTTTACGTTCAACGATCAGACCGTTGTTCAATACTATTTTTAAGTTTGGCGGGATGATGGATCCATCACGCGTTGCATCTGATGGTCTGAAATTTTCGCCACCCAATGCCCATGCAATGGAATCCAGCACCGACGTCTTACCCTGGTTATTTCTGCCACCGATGACAGTCAGACCATTTGCCGTCGGTTCCAGTTTCACTGCTTTGATTCGCTTGACATTTTCAATTTCAAGCTTATTGATTTTCACTGACATCTTTCTTATCCTCCTTGTCTTTGTTAAAGTAATTCCAAACCGTCCCTGCACTGCAGCCCATTTCGTCTACAATCTTTTCATAGGACCATCCGGCGTTTCGAAGCGCCGTCATCTTTCCAGTGTCCAGCTTCCTCTTCCTGCCCTGTCCAACAGGGCTTTTCGGGGGGGCGTTGGTTTTGCCTCTGCTTTCTGTTCCGGTTCTTTTTCCGGCTTCTCTTCCGCCTTAGTCTGCGGCTGTTTCATAACCGCAAACACAGCACCGGCCTCTGCAGCAGCACGGACTTCCTGCATGGTCATCCCGCTGATGGCCATCGGCTGCATGACATAAATATCATCATGCATGCCGTGCATTGTCAGATCCACCGCCTCGGTATATTCAACGATCTGCATTATTCTCACCCTTCTTTCAACGACCCTGAGCGGATCCACGCCGCAAACACTGCGTCCCGGCGCTCTTCTTCCCACTCTTCCTGCTCCTCGCGGCACTCTTCGACGTAATCGCCGATTTTTTTTGCCGCGAGCGCAAGAAGGAACATTCCAGCTCCCAGGGCGGCGCGGCCCCACAGATCCGAATCCACGCCGCCGATGTAGATCCATGTACCAACCGCGCCGATTGCCAACGTAGCTTTATCTGATGCTTTCATTTGCTACTCCTTCCACGCTGATACCCTCGATCTCCGAGAAACGTTTTGCGTTAATGAAATACACCCAGTGTTCCGATGTTTTGATTCCATAGCCCCACGGAAATGCCCCCTGCTGGAGCCCTTTGCGCACAGTCTGATGATTAATTCCCATCATCCGCGCGGCATCCATGACGCTCAGACGCGGGATAATGCATTCTTTCCTTTTCTGCGTCGGAAGTGCCGACATCCGGTCATCCAGCTTGGAAAAATAATCTTCTTCCAGTCCCAGCGCCACCGCGATGTCACGCTGCTTTGCCTCGGACGGAACCTGCTTATCGGAAAGATACTGGCTGATCGACGCTTTGCTCTTCCCGATCAATCCGACCATCTGAGTTTGCGTCAGATTCAGCTCTTTCATGGCCTTTCTCAATTTTTCGGAAAATTTCATTGCTTTATTACTCACTTTCTGCTACTATGTAGCTGCATTGGTATTGCATCCCATGGGAACTGGTCCTTCCTGTGGGACTTTTTCTTTTTATTGACTTTTTACTGCTTTACTCCTATTCTGGTTATACAGGGCACTGCCATGCCCGAGTATTTTAGAAAGGAGAAGTTATTATGGAGTTTAGCGAATCTAGCAAAAGACAGGTTGCAAAATCATTTACTGAATTAGCTATTCAGAGTGATTTAATTCCGAAGTGCTCATCTGCAACCGAAACTGCTAAGGAAGTTACTAATTTCTTCAATACGATTGTAAAAACACTCGATAAGACTACAGAAGAATAATTAATTCACTTCCAACGCCGCTCTGGCAGATATCAACTCTGCCAGAGCTTTTGTAGGTTCTGATATCTCTTTGTAATCCAGAGTCTCTTCCTTTGTTCTTTTCTGCAACCACTTGCAGATCGCTTCAATCGTTGCATCTACTTGAGTTTTCA